ATAATACTACTTCTTTTGTTAATCGTTCTTTTTGCATTATGATGCTTTCTCGCTTATTAATGTAAATACTTCATTGAACTTGGCATCAAACTCTTCTTGACTTGATTCTAATGGTGCTAAACTTAAAGCACTACTGGTTGTACTTGTTGCGATTGATTCTCCACCTGAATAAGTGCAAACTAATACTGCTTGTGTTTCACTTACTATCTTAAAGTAATGACAACTGTTTTTACGATACGCAGGTAATTCAATATCGTGCGTTTCTTCTACTGTTTTTGTGATTGTAATTTTCATTATTTAATTTAATTAGTCGTGTGTGATTAATAAGATTACGTATGTTATAAAAAACATAGCTGCTAACATTAGTACAAATAGTACTTTTTCTAAAATTTGATTTTTCATTTTGTTTCAGTTGTGTTAAATGGCATTTCCATTGAGTGATAGGCTTTTCTTGTTTCTTGAATTACGTGGTTAAAATATTCTTCTGCATCGTAATAAGTTAGTCTTGTCTGTCCATCTAATTTACATCCAAACTCGCTTAATACTGCATAGCCTATTTCTAATTTGTAAAGTGTTACTGTTACTAAATGCTCTTTTGAAAAAGTATTAGTAAATGTTAGTGATGTGATTTTTTCCATTTTTAATATATTTTTTTGACCCTTCAAATGTACAATATTTATTATTACAAAAACTAATACTTTTTTTATTAATACTGATTATCAAACAATTATTTTTTTAAAGAGCATAAAAAAACCCAAATAAATCAATATTTGGGATAATGTTTTGTATGTAGTATGTCAGTTAAAAACTGATATTCCTACTTTTAGATGCCACTTTTGTGTAAAAATAGCACAAATACGGTACTTAAATTGTGATTTTTTCACATTTACTTATTTCGTACTGGTGCAAAAAGTTTCCAAGTTTATCTACAAACTTTTCATCTAACCAACTTTCAGAATCTGAATAAAATAGTAAGCAATGGATCAGCTCGTGAAAGAACGTAGCATCAATTATTTCCTGCTTGTAATCTAACCAAACTTTTTTACTCTTAAATTTATTAGCTATTATTATTTTGTTTTCAAATGGTATAAATTGCCCATAGCACTTATTCTTGTGGCAATATTCGTTATCTATGATTACTTCAATTGTTTGACCTAATATCTGAAAGCTACTTATCATAGTTCCATTAATTCATTGATTGCAGTTGTTCCGTTTATTACCACACCACAGCCTATTGCAGGTTTCTTTCCGTATTTAGCATAACTAAAAGCAATATGCTTGTGATTAATTCCACAACCTACCTGCATTCCAAATATCTTAAAGTTAGCACCTACGAACCATTCATTATAGGCTTGTGTATGCAAATGACCTTGTACTGTACTCATCATATCAGCCTTGCATTTAACCTTTGCTGTGCCACCTTCTCCGTGCAAATATTGAACTCCATCAATAATATGCCTATCAACAAATTTCCAAGTAGGTACTTCAAGAACATCTTTGTAATCCTTAATCCACTTTTGACTTATGCCACCAGTCTGTGCCTTTCGCATTATAAGTCTATCGTGGTTTCCTATTATCACAGTAGCATTAGGAAAGTAATCGTGCCACTTCTTAAGTTTGCTAATTGCAAACTCTAACTCATCACCGCCACCAATTGAATCTGGTATAGTTTCGTGGTAACTTGCAAAATGATTGTCTACTATATCGCCTATAAAAACAACTTCATTGCATCCGTAAATAGCATAAACATCTTTGCAGAACTCAAAATATCCATCTAAACAAAAAGGTTCGTGCAAATCACCAATGACTAACACTTTGTTTTCTTTCCTTTCGGTTTTTAACGACTTAATAAAGTCATATTCTTGTTGTGTTAATCGTGGTCTTATTTTCATATTATTTCATATTAAATAAATTCTTAATGTAGTCTAAAGTTTCATCAGGTGCTGTAATATCTTTGACCTCAATAAAATGTAACCTATCATTGATTTGCTTTTTAGCATCCTCAACATTTCTTGCTCTTACAATCGTGTACATTTTACGACCATTAAATTCATATGCAATCTTGTAGTCTTTCATAGTTATCCATTGTTTAAGATTTTACGAATGTAACCAACTATAAATATAATCAATATTATCAATGGTAGTATATACCAATAGTCTGCACCGAGTTGTTTGTACCATACTAATTTCGGGCAATCAACTGGTACTTCAATCAATACTTTTTTCTCGTAGTAAATCGTGTCACCCAAATACTTACCTGCAATCTCTATCTTATTCCCTATCTTAATATATTTAATCTCTATCTTATTTTTAGTAAAAAAAACAGAATCAACGTTATCATTAAATATCGTATCAGTTCGTATAGTTTCGGTTATAATCGTATCGTGTATTGTTACCATTACACTGGCTGTATCTTTATTGCAGAACTTATTTATTGCTTGGTTCTTTGTGTAGCAACTACAAATTAAGCAATAAAGTAAAGCTATTAGGATTGCATATATATTTTTCATTTGTAAACAATATTAAAAAGTAATCCTCTTGCAACTAAAATAGCAGCAACAAATATAATTGATTTTGTGGCAATAAATACAATGCCAACTGTACATAAAGTTTGAAGCACTTTTGATAAATGCCAAGCATCGTAGAACATAGGAAAGTACCTATGAAACCAATTGTATTTAGGCTCTTCTGCTGCATCTTTTGAAAAGAAATAACCCCAAGTTTTATATCCATCGTGATGTGTGATTGAATCACTTATTGCATTTAATATTGTTTGAACTAAAAGTAGTATTGCAAATATTATCATTTGTTTGTTTTCTTATTAGTTTGTGTTGTGCGTTTGTCTATTTCTTTCTGCTTATATTTAGCTTCTATTATAGCTACCAACCTTTTTCTTTCTATATCTACACTATCCAATAGCTAATATTTGTTTTCTATTTTTATCCTTTTTTAAAGATATATGAATCCACGTATAATCGTATTCGTTAATTACTTGGTCAAAGTTTAATCCACTTAATTTTATAAAGTCAAATATCTTTTTATTTTCTACTTTATTGCCACCACTAATATCAATGCTATTGCCTAATACGTGACCGCTTGTTTTACTACCATTAACTGCTTTGTTTAATGCTAAACATCTATAAAAACTATTAATCTTTATAGGCTTATTATACCACTCTCTAATCGGTTCAAATAAGTTTTCTGATACATACTTCATTGCATCTAATTCTACTTCATTAGGCACGTTATTAATACCCATTCTTAAAGCAGTTGCACTCTCGGTTGCTTCTTGTAAAGTAATGTGTTTACTTATCATTGTCATTAGTTCACTTATTAGTTAACTTTTGTATTTATTTTTGTCAAATAGCCGCCAAGTGCAATTATAGCAGGTATAATTAATTTAAACCAATCCTTACTAATATCAAATGTACTCATATCAATTGTACTCCAAGCAGTAGCAATTGCCACTATTCCACCGATAATAGTTGAAGTGTGACTTTGCCAATTTTCTTTAATCTTTTTCATACCAATTTTTTATAATTTTGAATATTGAAAGTATTGAAAATATAAGTGCTGCTGCTCCTGCTAATACTTGAATGATTGGCAAAATAGCCATAGCAAATGCAGTTAATACTCCTGCCCAAGCAAATCCGTTATCTATAAGTAATAAAATATTTTTGTTCATTTATATTGTCGGTGGAAATGGTGGTGGTATTGGTGGAACATACTCTGCTTGTGGGCAATCTAATAGCCATTTATAATTTGAATTTACTAAAATAAGTTTATCCTCATCAGTTAAAAAAGTAAACCAAATGTTATTTATATCTTGAACACAATTGAATGCTTGATAAGGGGCATACTCTTTGCCTTGTATATCTTCTTTTTGCGTTGTTGTTAGTTTATATCCTATCATTATATTTGTCTTGAAAGTGTTGTTTGAAATGCTTGAACTGTTGTGTATAAATCAGTAGCATTAGTATTGGTTAATCCATTACCAATAGAAGCTAATGCACATTCTTTGTTACCATATTGAATATTTCCATTTACTGCACCAACATATAAATTTCCATTATATAAATTACCTGTATCTGGAACTACTGAAGTTGCTTTTAATGTTAAATTTTTAAAAAATTTTAAATTTATATTTGAAGTTCTTGTGCCAAGATAAAATCCTCTTGAATCAGTTTCGGTTGAAAATGCTTCAGAAATATCAGAAAACATATCAACTTCAGATAAACCAGTACTTCTCTTAAGTATTAAACCCATTACAGTACTAGTTCCTTGCGTTACACCCATATCCCAATTACTAGCACTATTAGTTCTTGAATAATAAGATAAATGTGCAGAAGTAATTGAAATATTTAAAAGTACATTTAAATTTGTATCCATATAAGCATTAGTTCCATTAGGCGTAACACCACTACTTGCAAAAGTCCAACCACCAAAAAAAGTACCCGTAAAACTACTGCTTATTAAATTTTGCGCACAAGCAGCAGCACTTGCACCTACCATTGGATAAACTGCTTTCATACTTGTCCAAATACCTGCTGCTTTCATATCTTTTACTAACTTGTTTATAGCAGTTATTTCAGTAGCTGATAGTGTGCCACCTGCTGCTGTTACTCGTGCAAAAAATGCTACTGCATCAGCATCAATGCCAGGCCCACTAAATACATCTAATCCAATTCCTATTCTTATACTCATTGTTTTGCAATATTATTTATATTATTATTATTTTATGTAACTAGCTATCAATCTTTATAAAATGACTGCCATTATCCCTATGCATTTTAAACATAATTAGGCTATTTGTGCCAATTTCCTCACTTGGTGTAAATGAATCAAATGTTATTGAAGTTGATCCTGCAGCAGTATTACCATTAGCAACCAAATTAAAGCTTGTACCTGTTGCTATATTTATCAATACAAATTTATCATTATTATCCAATTGGTAATAAGTAGCTGAGCAGGTTAATGTACTTACTGCAGCTCCACTTGCTAATGGTATATTTATTTTGCCAATTAATGGCAAATAAGGTAAAAATAAACCTATAAAATCATTGGTATATCTATTGTTATTAGCTGCTATACCATTAGCATTCATAATAGCATTATTAGTATATTTATTCTCATTTATTAAAGCTGCAACTTGCTCTTCAAGTTTACTTATACGTTGTGCATCTGTCATTTTCTATCCTATTAAAACTGTATCTTGCCAATCACCAGTAGCCTCATTTACAACTGTTGTTATATTTGATTCATCGTATTGTAATTCCCACCATTCGCCATTCCATTGATTACTTCCAGCATTGTAAGTACATTGTTTTAAATGCCACTGCTTGCTATCATAAGTCAATAATTGATGTGGGTAGTAATTACCTTTTATCGTAGCTGTAATTATTTCTTTTACTGCTCTATTTTGTGCAAGTGCATTTAATACAACTATTTCTAATAAACTAAAAGATGAACCGCCATAAGCACCAATATTCCAATTTGTAGTAACAGGATTAGCTCCATAATTAACTCGCATTAACCCTTTTTCTGAACCATTGCTATTATCATACAAATAAACTTTTTCTATTTGTTTTTCAGTTGGATCAAATGGCTTTGGGCTTATAGTTGCTCTATAAGTTGTCGTATCACCTGCAACTCCATTTTCTAAAAATAAAACACTTACTTTACCTTTAAAATATGCATCACCTGCAATTGGAACACCAGGAGCTACTATTGGATAAACCCCTTCAAAATAACTCCAATTCTCAACATATATTTCAGTAAATACAAAAGATGGAAGTACTGGAGTTAATAATGATCCTGCTAATTTACCATCAAAAAATAAACCTGTTAATGGAAAGTTTAAAATTACAATTGAACTAGTAGTTGTCCAAGTAAAAGTATTTCCTAAATTTTTTAAGTAATAAAATGTACCTGCAGTATTTTTTATTTTAACAATAAACTTTTGTTGTGTTAATGTAAAAAAACTTGGTAATATTCTGACTTTACCATAAGTAGCATCTTCAATATAAATATCGCCTGTATAATTAGACTCAGTTTCAAAATTTATTTCTATTTTGTTATTATTCCCACCTGTAAACCTAATACTTTTTTGAGTACTAGCCATATGGTTAGTGTTATCTAAGTCTTTTTTATTTTCAGGTACTAATAAACTATTTAGTCTTGGTTTTTCAACAAATACTGTATAATATGGCCTAATACCTGCATAGCTTCCACCTTCCAATATCTTTAATGGCCCTGAAGTATTATCTACTAGTTTACGTGGGCTTACTGTTACTGTTGTGTTGTTATTGTTATCAATTCCTCGCTGGTAAAACTTGCTAGTTGAATTAGCATAATTTGACATTTGTATAGCCCAAAATTTGCCATTACTTTGAATTAACCTACACCCAAATATTATACAAATAGTTTTTAAAACTTCAATGTAATTAATAGTATTTGCAGTTTGATCTTCATTTAGTTCAGTAAAGTTTGAATCATTTGTTAATATATCATAAAGTATATCAGTATTTGGTCTGTCTAGTAATGGAATAGTTGTTTCAAACCAATTTATATTATGCAAAAAATAATAAAGAATATCACCTGAAAAATCATCATAAATACCAAGCTTTGTTAATACTGCGTTCATTAATGAGCGCAATGGATATTCTGCTACTACTTTTGGGCTTGCTGTGCTCAACAACTCAAAAGGTAATTCATTTAAAAAGGCAAAATCATTAGCAGTAACTTTAAAACTCTTTCCGCCTTCCAATGCATCATTATTCCAAGTGCTTTGGTCTTGCACCACATTACCACGCCAATAATTAACATAAGTTCCGCTTACTTTCTCTTCTATTATAATATAATATGTTTGGCTATTTTGCGCAATCATATTTTTTAAAAATGTAAATAATGTTGTATCGTTACGAGCTGCGCTTTTAAATAATTCAATATTTAAAGTTAATTCACTTCCAATAATTGGACTGTAATTTTCATCAGCTCCACTGTCATAACGTAATTCAAAGAAGTTTGAATCTAATATAAAATCCGATACAATTGCACCGCTATAAGTCTTATCATATATTGATATTCTATATTCATATCCATCAATACTAAATCCGCTTGTTTGATACCTTATAGCTCCCATTATCCAAATCTTAAATTACGATTATTTTTACTGCCACTCTTACCATTCACAAAGTTTATATCATTTCCACGTACATAACCTTGAATTACTAATTGACCGCTATTTTGACCACCAATATAGTTTGAGTTTGGTGATAATGCTGAATTATTACCGCCACCACCGCCACCACCGCTTGGAGTTGGTGCTGATTGTGATTTCCTACCTGCTAATCCACTTACAGCACTTCCAGCTACAATTAAAGCAGCACCACCTAACATATATAAAGAAGCATTGTATTGCAGTCCTGGAACTATTTGTAATCCTGCTCCAATTAATAATAACTGAGTACCCAATTGAACTGCCATTGCGCCTAATGATTTTATTAAACCAATTCCAAAAGCTTCAAAAGGATCGTTATCGCCACTTAATGCGCCTGCTATTCCTTCGCCTAATCCGCTTAATGCATTTATTATTCCTGGTACTGCAATTGCTTTTATTTGCCCATTTATAAATTTAAGTTTTTCAGTAACTGTTTTTGCTGCTATATCCATATCTGCAGCAATTTTTATTTGATCAATACTAAATCCTAAAGTCAAATCAACTTTTTTACTTTTACCAAAATCATAACCACTAGCACCTAATCCTGGTAACATTGGTTTTTGTAATCTTGCTAACTTTGGTGCTAATATTGCTTTTTGTTCAGCTAATTTATTAGCATCTGCAATTTGTTGAGTTTGAAAAGTATTTAAATCAATTAAGTATTTAGCTTCAGCATCTTTAAGTGCTAATTTATCTTTACTTGCTTTACTTAATTTATCAAATTCTTTTTTATCATAATCAGCATTTATTGATTTATTTTTTTCATTATGTATTCTTAAATTTTCTTCAATAGCTGAATTTACAATATTATGAGCAAATATTCTTTGTCCGCCATTCTTTTTTTCTTCTGCTAATACTTCTGTTAATTGTGCAATTAATTTAGTTTTATTTTCTTCGTAAATTGCTTGCTCTTGCTGTAATGCAGCTGCCCTTTCACTTAATCCTCTACTACTTATTGATTGCCATATTTTAAACAATTCTAATTGTAAGGCTTGTAATTTAATTGTTTTTTCAAGTTCATTTTTCCATTTTTCAGTTGCATCTGAAACATTATTATAATAAACAACCATAGCATATACACCAACAGCCAATAATCCTATTACGCCTAATGCAATATTCATAGTAACACCCATTGCAGCTATACTTGGAATAACTTGGCCAACTATAACTGCTCGTAATGCTGTAAAGCTTGCCCCCATTTCTTTTATTTGGGCTAATCCTTGTGTTAATGCTAATGCGCTTTGAACTTTAAGTAGCATTTCTTGAGTAGCTTTACTTTCAGTTCCAAGTAACCCCATTGCACCTGTAACAATACTTGCTGCACCTGCAGCACTTTGCATTGCACCTGCTACAACTGTAAATTTAGAATCCGCACTAAATGCAGTAATTACAGTATTTATATCACCAATCTTATCTTTTAATTCCCCTGCTCTTGATGCACTGGCAATAGCTTGAGTACTCATTATGCCATACTTTTCAGCCATAGCTTGAGTATCTTGTGTAGCTAGCCTTAACTGTTGGCGCATTGTTTGTACTTTGTCGCCTAGTTTTTCAGTTGCTCCGCTTGCTTTTGCTCCACCATCTACAACTGATTGACCTAATACAGCCATTCCTTCCTTTGCAGTCTTAGCTGCATTGGCAATATCTTGATTTAATGGATCTAAATTTAATCCAACTCCGAGCGCTAATATGTTGTTACTACTTTTTGCCATTATATATTAGTCGGAAAATGTCCGCTCGCATCTTTTAAATCTTCTTTTATATCAATTTCTTTTACCTCAAATAATTGAAAGTATTTTTCAATTTCAATTTTCTTTTGTGCTGTTTGGATTTCAGCAAAAGCATAAGCTAATCTTTTATTTAAATTATTTGTAGTTTGTGTATTCCATAAATCATTATGTTTCCACCCAATGCAGCTAAATACAAAATAATCAATTGAAGCTTCGCTTAACTTTATTTCATCCCAACCCAATATACCATAAGCAAATGATTTTACATCATTATAACTTAAATCACCACCAAGTAAGCTAGTTAGTTGGTGGTTGTCTCGTTTGGGCTTACAATGGTTTGAAGCTTGATAATTTCGTTTTGAAATTCAGCACCAAATTTATACAAATCATTAATTGATTCTATTTTGTCATCCGCTTCAACTTCGCCTAATCCTTCGCTTAGTTGAATGCAGCTAGAAACAAATTTCCAATATTTATTTTGATCGTAATCATTTAGCTCAACTAATTCATCATTGGCATATTCTTTTTGTGTAAGAACTGCTTTTTGCATAGTTTCATCAAGATCACTAAAAATTACTTTCTTTGTTTCAAAACAACTAGAAATATAGCTTAATAATTCGCTTGCATTTTTCACGTTAAGCAACTCCATAAGCTGCTTAACGTGTTTCATTTTCAATGCGTTCATAATTAAACTGTTGTTATTGTTACTGCACCTGTAATTGCGAAAGTTAATGAACAAGTTATCTTGTCATCATTTGCGCTTTTTACTGAGCAATCTGAAATGTACAAAGAACCAGTGAACTTAATATCACCTGCTGTAGCACTTAATGAATAAGTGAAAGCTAATAAAGTTCCTGCATTCCAAGCATCAATAGCATCTTTGAAATAAAAATCTGCAGGTGATCCTGCTGGCTTAGTTTCAAATATTACTTCTGCGCTTGCAGTTCTTTCTTTCAATCCTGGCATTACTTCTTTATTACCTGCACTTGTTTTGCTTGTAATATCAATCATTGCCAATTTTAAACCAAAATCCTCAGATGTTACTTGGTTTATTAATTTTGTTGCAAGTGTAAATCTTGCATTATTTCCATTTGATGCCATTGTTATATTTATTTAATTTTATACGTTGCTTATTGTTTGTACTCCTGTTCCCATAAATGAGCAACTAAATGTTTCTGCTTCATCATTAGAACTTTTTATTGTTAAATCAGATATAAATCCTTCATAACTTTGTTTAAAATCCAATGCTAAAAAATCCGAATATAATAAAGTTACTTTTGTTTTTGCTTCTGCTATAGTTTGCAAGTCTAATAAAGTTACTTGACTTCCTTTGTAACTAGTTGCAACTAAGCTTTCTTCAACTTGTGGCCCAAATAAAGTAACTGTTGTAGCACTTACCTTGTTTACTGCAGCAAATATTGTAGTAGTAGAAGCTAATGTATAAACTGATTCATAACGTGTCCAAGTGCTTGATAAAGTAATGGTTGAACTTGTTGTGCTACCTACTGAATCACCTACTTGAATTGTTACTGTTCCTGATCCTTTTAAAGATATTGAAAATACTACTTTATCGCCAATAGCTAATACACTTGGCGCTGTTGCAAATGTTTGTTTAATTTGTGTGCCTGTTCCAAATGTATAAGTTTGTGCTAAGATTTGATTGCTCTCGTTTGCAACCTTAGTTCCACTAATTGTACCTGTTCCGCCTTTAGTCCAAATTGCATTATCAAACGCTTCAGGCCATTGTAATAAATTAGTTAATCCACTTGTACAAATTCCTTCCATTGAGCAACTACCTTCCTTTAATCCAGGCTGAACTTCTTTGTTACCACTTGAATCTTTTGTAGTAATGTCTATCATTGCCATTTTACTAGCAAAATCATTGCTTTTTGTTAATGCTATTCTTTGGCCATTAACATATAATCCTAAATAATTTCCTGATACTGCCATATTTTTATAATTGTATTGTTATGTAATAATCTTGTTGTAACATATAAACTCCATCCACCGCACTATTATCGTTAAATATATCACGTTCATCTTCAAATGTAATCCTTTGTACTGTAAATCCTGCAATAGTTCCACTAGCACCATCCATACTCGTTCTAACCGCATCAGCAATGGCTTGCACAGCACTTAATGAAGTTGCAAGCATACTTAATTGAAAACGCATTTTATACCACCCAGTATTACCTTCTTTAGATTGTAAACTTGGCTTACTTATACTTTCGTAAATAATATAAGGATAAACATCAGTATCTGCAGCTCGCATTGGTCTAATTCTAGTGCTTACTAAATTAGTAACACCAACTGTATTAACCAATTTATTATATACTATATTTCCTGCGTTACTTGTACTCATATACCTTGTTTATTTCCTTGTTCTGCTACTATTTTTTCAGTTCCTTTTTTTAAATTCTCAATGATAGTAGCACCCATTGAATCATAAGTTGGTCTAATAAATGGTTTTGATACCATTGTTCCTAAATACTTACCAGCATATGGCACATATTCAGGCTTTCCTTTAAACTTTTGACTTCCACCGCTTGACCTTGTAAATCCACCTGCTAATAATCCTTTTTTCATATAACGCTCCTTAGTTCCGTATTCAACTAAATGTGCGTGGTTTCCACCCTGAAATGCTGAACTTTTATTGCTATATTGTGGCCCAACCCAAAAGAAAAAATTATTCTTTTTAGATTTTACCACTCCAATACTTGCTTTTAAAGTTCCTTTATCAACTGCTACCTTTGCAGCCATTTCAACTTCTACTTTATTAGCTTCATTGTGTGCTAAATCAGCAAATTGTTTTTCTGAACTAGCAAAAGTTTTATCTAATAATTCTAAAACCTTTTTTTCAGTATCATTAGGTAATGTTACTTTCATTATCCAATCCTTTCAACTCCGCTTAACCTCGTTACTGTTCTACGCTGAAATTCAACCGCATCAACTACACTTGTAACTTGATATGTTTGGCCTTCAACTTTCATTAACCAACTTAAAGTAACATTTAATGCATCAATATCACCAAACCTACAATCTACTGTTGTAGTTGTATTTGATTGGCGCTGCATATCATTAAAAGCTTCATTATTTGCCCTATTATTTACATAGCAAAAAATAGTAGCTGTAGCAGTTCCTGAGTATGACTGTGCAACCTCACCACTGTTTGAATCAGTAGTAACAATTGGAGCAAATAGCTCACAAGTCATATCAAATTTACCACTAATAATATTCACTAGTAATTTACTATAATATTAGTTGCTGTTGTTGCTGTTGCATTTACTCTTCTAACCGCTACTGGAAAGAAACCAACAGGAACTGATTTGTAAAGAACTGCAGTTGGTGAACCTGCATAATCATCAAAATGAATTACAGTTAAATCACCACTAACTCCTACGTATAAAGTACCAGGATTAGTTAAAAATGTCGTATCGCTTGGAGTTACAGTTACTCCTTGTGTTGCTATTTGCTTAATCATATCGATCTATTATATTTATTATTTTCTATATCTAAAAGAGTATAAACTCCAAATGGAATTTCACTTAATGTTTGTGATTGAGCTTGCTGCTTATTGTCGTACAAATGGCCAATAATTAATAGCATTGCACTCTTATAAGTTTGTGGAATTAATGCAGCACTTGTGTAACCGCAAACTACTCTAACTTTAAAAGCATTTAATGTATCTTTTATACTTGGAATAGTATCTAATTTTACTCTACAAGGTGAATTTAACAAATCAGTAACATATAATGTACTACTAATTGTTTGCTCAGTTCCATTCAAATCTAAATATTTTACACTTGTAACCGATTGCACTGGGGCTTTATTAATCATAATTGTTCTATCAATAATAGTATCAAATACCACATCAATAGTTTGTGTCATTAATGGCCTCCAAGTATATCCTTCAACAAATTGCCTAGCTGCTGTAATTAATGCAGTAATAAGCGCATCTTCAACTGAGTTATTTACTCTCAAATGAAGTTTAGCTTCTGCCAATGTTAATGGCTCGCTTGATGGTGCTGTTATTACTACGTATGTTTCCAATTACTTTACTGCTTTTTTAATTGTTTTTGTTTCAACTTTTACTGCTTGTTCAATCTTAACTGCAAAACCTAATTCAACTAATTCATTAGCTTGATTTTCGTTAATTGTTGCCAATTCGCCAATATGATAACCTAAACCAAATCCGATTGGACTTTTTATAAATTGTATTTCCATTTTTGAAGCGTGGGGCGGTATCGAGCCGCCCTACTTCCATTCACGCTTAATTACTGTTTAAACAGTTGTTGCGTCTAGTATAGCTGCAAATGCTGCTGGTTGTTTTACCGCAACACCTACGTATTGTGACATAACGATTCTAGTTTTACCACCGATTGCTTGTGAAGCAGGATCAATAACTAAATCTATTCCACCATATTGTCCAACTACCAAATTTTCAAAATCACCATAGATAATTGCAGAACAAGTACCTGAAGTTGAACCTTTTGTTAATGTAGAAGGAACATTTGAAGTACTGTAAGTTTCTTTACCTGCAATTTGCTCAGGCTGGCCCATAAAGTAGTTCATATATGGCATAATCATAGCACCTGAACCTGAATCGATAACAGTTTGCTTTAATTTAGCTACAACCTTAGGATTTACTAAGAATTTACCATTCATTCCTGCATTAGCTGTTTCTACAACTTGGATTAATTCAAGAATCTTAGCTAAAGTTGGCGCACCACCATTAGTTCCAATTGCTACTGATCCAATTCCACTTGTTCCTAATAAACCTGTAGGCTGTCCGCTTGAACCTGAACCATTGATAGCTGCTGCTTCAATTGCTACTGCAAAAGCTTTCATAAATGATTGAACTGTGTAGTTTTGGATGCTAAAATTATCTTGTAACAATAATTGCTTAGATAAATCAACATAAGCAGTTAAACGCTTAGGAGTGATAGAACGTGAAGCAGTAGTAGGATCACCTGCAGCCGCATCAGCAACTTCAGTAGCCCAACCTGCAGTAACACCAGCACTAAATCCAGTTAAATCAGTATTAGCTGCTAAGCCTTCTAATTTAATTGCACCTAATTGAGGTAAAACAGTTTTTGCATACAAAGCATCAAAGAATCCAACTTTGTCAGTAGCAATAAAGTTACCACCTGCAGTAGCTGAACCTGCGCTCATAGTTCTGTTTTCAACAGTTAAGAATTTGTTTGATAAATACAAACCATCACCCATAGAACCTAAAGCTCTTTTTTCTTTAGCTGATTCTTGCAACATTTCTTTTTCAAGACCTGTAATTGCACTTTCATCACCACGTGATAAACTTAATTCACGTACTAATTTACCGAATGAAAAGTTTGCAATTTCTCTTTTTTCTTTAGAATCGCCTTCAGCAGTTTTTCTACCTTCAACATTGCTCTTAGCAAATTTTTCTCTTAATTCTGCATCTTTGATTTGTGCATCAAAAGCAGTTACATCAGTTTCAATTGAGCGCAAAGTAGTTAATTCTACTGCAGTCAATTCTCTTCCTTCTAATTCTGCCTTAGCTACTAAGTCAGAACCTTCGTTTCTTTTTAACGCTTGTAATTGGCGTAATTCAACACTTGAGTTTTTCATTATTGTTTGTTTTTTTTAGTTTAAATTAAATTTAAATTTTTGTGCTATATAATAGCTTTCGTTTATTTGTTTTGTATCTTCTTTTTTTATTAGTTCTTTACTTCTTTTTTTGTATGCTTCAACTTCAGTATCTTCATAAGCAGGATTAACTACAGGCCCAACATCATACAACTTATCAATTTTCATAATAGTTCTTAACATTGATCCATCAGTAAATTCCTCTACTTTTTGTTCAGCTACAGTAAATGCAAATGAACATCCACGAATATTACCTGCTTTTATGTTTTCTAAAACATCATTACCCATAGTTGTATTTAATGCTTCAAACTCAAAGTATAATCCTTTTTCATCAACTGCTAAAGTCAATGTGCCTTTACCATCTTTAGTTCTTGCTAATAATTGCTCACTTTCGTGGTTAAATAAAGCTACAACATCGCTCATATCGCAGTCATCAAATGCGCCACGTGCTATAGTTTCATTGTATCCTTCAAACATTTCGTACATTGATTCAAATGTTGAAGCATAGCCCTTAATCATTCTACCCTCTTCGCTGATTATATCAGCCGCTCTATTATTATATCTTCTTTCCATTATTGTTGTGCGCCACCCATTCCAGGCTGACTATTGGTTAATTGGTTATTTTTTTCTGCTTGTGCTGTCCAAAAAGGAATAGCAGTTTCGCCTGGCATCATATTGCTTGGCATATAGCTACTATTTGCGTAATCTTCATCAATTGTATTAATTGCGTACATTTTACGTACTTCATTTGGAGTTATTGCACCACTAGTAAACATTGTCCTTACTTTGCGTTCCATTGCTGCTGAATCACCTCTTAAAAGCATATCAGTATCAATATAACCATCATAAATATCACGTTCATAAATTGCATAAAGTTTTTGATCAGCTTCTTGTTCAAATCTTACAATCCAAGGCATTAAACAATCAGTTACATAGTTTATATTAACCTGTTCTAATGCTGAATTATTTGTATCAGATAAATCTTGTAATTTACTTAATGGCATTCTAAACCATCTAGCAATTTCACCTCTCATATAATTTTCAGTTTCTACGAACTGCGATTTTTGCGGATCATTACCCATTGCTTCAAACTTTACACCACTTGGCATTGCAGCTATTGATCCACCAGTGTAAGATGCCATAAACATTTCAGTGTATTGTCTTAGTTTCTTTTCATCATTAACACCTTCAAAAGTAAGAATACCACTCATTGAAGCGCCACCGCTAAAATATTTACTTGAATAATTTTGGATTGCTAAAGCGTGACCTAAAGTTTCTAATTGATAAGCCAATACTGATTTACCAACCATAGAATTACCTGGCCCTTTTAAATGAAATATATCTTCGCTTGAATAAATACCACTTAAACCTAAAGGAATATAATTGATTTGGTAAAACATTGTTTTACTATCAATATCAAACTCAGGATAAACAAAATTACCATCTATGTAATGCATTTCAGTTGCTAATCCTGCTTTGTCACGAACAATTAAAGCATAACCATTACCTCTAGCAATAGCATCATTTATAATTGAATATTTTAAACCAATAGGAGTTGAATAACTATTTGGCTTAACTTGTAGTATTTTAGCAACATTTAAGTTATTTACTCTAGTTTTATTGCCATTCTTTTCAGTTTTTACAACAATATAAGGAAGTTTACTAATATCTTCAGCAATATTTCTTATACAAGCATAGTAAGTAGCCAATTGCTTAGCATTTTTTTCAGATACCTGTTCGCCACTTTTAGCAAAGCCACTAAACCAATTTTGTAAAGGGAATCCGCTAAACTGGTTAGCAGGCATTAATGATTTTGGAGCTTTAGCCCTAAATGATATTGTCGGTAAAAAACGAGTTAATAAATTAGCCATTAATTTTACAAAGAAACATAAAGCTATTGTAACTTATTGTAACTACTTAATATAGCCCAAAATAATAGTTCTTACTTCTTTTAAAGCTATTATAAGTTTTAAACCTATTCTTTTTAAACTTATCAAAATACTCTACTTCTAAAGCAATGTAAGCTTGTTCGCCATTTGTGTGAAATGGTAATAAATTGTAATAGCGTTGAAAATACTCAGTAATTGTCATAATTTATCGTACATTAATAAAAAAATATTCTTGTTCTTTTGGATTCTCTTTCATATGTTGCATATAAGCAGCAATGGCCATAATATTTGATACAATTCCATCCACCTTATTCTCAGGCTTACTCTTATCAACTTTCATATTACCTGAAGCATCACGCAATATTAATACGTTACCTGCCATCCATCTTATTACTTCGTTATTGTTATGGCTTAGTTCCTTGCTAATTACTAACCTTTCAAGTTCAGCAGTTGGTGCAGCCATTGACATAAACCCTTGCCTAAATGGATGTAAGCTAATTCCATCTTCAGTTAATTCAGTTACAAGTGTAGTTGCAAAAATAGCATCATAATTAATAAACTGAATCTTGTATTTACTTGCAAGATTATTAATATCATTTCTTATTATTTGGTGGTCTATTACATTTCCTTCAGTAAACTTAATTAATCCAATCTTATTCCAATTAACATAATTATGATAGTTTCTTTTGTGGCGCTCCTTAGCTACATCATTTGGAATCCAAAAGAAATACAATTGTTTAAAATCGGTTTCGCCTGGTAATGGTGGGAAGTTTAAAACTAAACTACTAAAATCTTGGCTTTTACTTAAATCCATTCCACCAAAACATTCTCTACCTTCTAAAATAGATTCATCAAATGATTGACCGCTATTAATCCATTTCTCATCAGGTATCCAAGTTGTTGCAGTATCAGTCCAAACATTAAGATATTTTGTTTTAAAGTTTATTTCCTTACTACCATCATTCTTTGCTGCAGTCAGTTCTGCTTTTAAGAAATCAAGATTAACCGATATATTTAAATTTGGATTAGCTTTTTGCCAAGCGTTTTGATCTTGCCAATCATCATTTTCATCAATGGTAAATATCATTGCAAATAAAGTATCATCCTTAAGTTTCTTGCTTAATACTTCAATACAATATTTACGCTCTTTAAAACAAGGCCCATCTTTTAAGAATCCTGCAGTAGTAATTGTAAAAAGTAATGGATTCTTTGTTGCACCCATTCCTGACTTAACTACATTGTAAACTTCATCAGTTTTGTGAGCGTGATATTCATCAACTACAGCAATGTATGGCTTTAAACCATCCAATGTATTTGAATCGCTTGATAAAGCTTTCATAATACCAGTATCAAAACCTTTTTCAATATTAATCAATTCATACTGCATTACTCTAACTAATTCATTAAGCCAATCAGTTTGTTTTATCATTTGCTTTGCAGCCTTATAACAAATCGTGGCTTGATCACGTGTAGTTGCGCAGGTATAAATTTGCCCATCATCGTGAGTATCCGCAATTAAACCATATAAAGCAATGGCAGCGGCTAGTGCAGTTTTTCCATTCTTTCGTGGTACTTCAATGTAACTTGTTTTAAATCTTCTTATTCCATTAATATAATACCAACCAAATAGATTAGCTAATAAAAACTTCTGCCATAACTCTAATTTAAATGGCGATCCATCCACGTGGTTTAAACTTTCAATAAATCCAATTGCAAAATTAGCTTTTTCGTAATCTAAATAAATATCCGTTCTTTTTAAGTCATAAAGAAACCTTTGCTGTGATTTATGTATTAATTCACATTGCTCAGTTTCGCAATATCTTAAAAGTTCAGATTCTAATTTAGCCATTCTTTGCAAATTCTCTTATTGAATCAAGTTTACTCATTTTTGCTTTAGTTGTAGATTTGATTCTACTTTTTGGAGTTAATCCAATTTGCATTGCTGCTTTCATCATTGCATTAAAACTGCTTTGCTTCATTGCGTGTTTTGGATTTGGTATTTCAGTTCCATTACCAGCAATTATTGTAGCGCCATATTTTTGAATGTCTAATTCAAATTGCGTATAATTTCCATACTCTGCGCAATAAGTTACAAACGCAAATAATTCTTTTGCTTCAACTTTTCCATTACCTAAAACTTCATCGTAAAGTTTTAAAAATTCTTCTTTTCCAAACTTATTGTTTATCAAAATGTTTGGCACTTCAATTTTATCTTTCATAACTGTTTATTAATCAATGACACTCCCCAAATTACGTTAAATGTATATAAAGGTTGAACTAGCGGTTAATAGCCTTGATGCTCAATAACTTACAACCCCCTACCCTCATACTCAGGCACTTATATATATTGTTTACTTTCTTTACTTGTCTTGGTATTATGGCAGCTTTCACATAAACTCTGCAGGTTATCAATGGCCCACTTATCGCCACCTAAACGAACTGAATGTATGTGATCTACAACCTTAGCCAGTGTTACTCTGCCATTGTTACTACACTCAACACACAATGGATTAGCTGTAATAACTTGTTTACGTAACGTGCGCCACCTATTTGAATGGTAAAACGTATCGTTATTACCTGACCATTGGCCGCTAATGTTCTTGGTTATGTTGTATAGTGCTGGCTTAGCACTTGGCTTAGTTGGCATTATCCTAAGTATATAGACTTGTTACCTATTATATTACTTCTATCCACTACAACTATACCACCATCCATTATCAGCTCATTAAAGTAGCTTCTACTAAATTGTAATTGACTATTCAATGCTCTTTGGTTATAACAGTTAGCTTTGACATAGTTAGCATTATACTCTACTATATGATAATAGTATTTAGTTTTTGTATCTTGTATTGATTGACCTATCATAGTTACAAATGTTACGCTATTTATTATATGGTAATTAACATCGTATCAACATAATGTTATTCACCAGCCTTTGATACTTATCAATTACAGTCTTATCATAGCTTAATAGGTTATCAATAGTTTTAATTGCACTGATAACTGTAGTGTGATCTTTACCTAATCTGTTTTTACTATTATAGTTCAATCCAATATCTTTTAGGCCTAATGTTGTATGTTGTTTAATAAGCTTCATACTCATTTGGCGTGCTTCACATTGTATCCGCATTCGTGTAGATGCAATCAATGTATCAACTGTGATGTTGTATTCATCAGCACATAGCTTAATTATAAACTCAGCCACTTCAGCATCAGTATTTACTTCTTTGCTCTTACAATATAACCTAACTGATTCGTTGGTGCATTCTCTTATTTCTTGCTCAGCTCTAAATAGTATACTGGCTATTATTTCTTGTTTTGTCATAATTATATTTTTTTAAGTTCTAATTCTATTTTATCTAACATATCCATTACTAATTCCTCAATCTTACTAACATCAATATTAGCCTTCTTTAGTGATTTGTCGGTTTTACGTATAAAGTCTTGATTGGCCTTACTTAGCCTTAGCATTACTGCAACTTCACTTGGTATCATTAATTTTTTAAGGCCTGTAATACCATCTAAGTATTCTTGCTGATGCTTAGCAATTATGTAGGCCATAACTCCCATTTCACTAAGACTTTGTTCTAATTGTTCTTTTATGTTCATTTGTTTTGTCTTGTTTTTATGTTAATAAACTGGACATATTAATCCTTTTTCTTTATGTAAGCAAAATGCTTTTTTACCTAATTTATTTAATTGACTTATTCTAAATTTCTGCAATGGCTTAAGTGTATCACCACCTTCTTTACATTCTATCCACGTATCTATTTCACCCAACTTCATACATAATAAATCAGGATAGCCATTATCTGATAACTTAATAATGTTTAGCACTGTCCATCCATTGCTTTCATACTGCTTAATTACTTGTGATTGGAATTTACTTGACATATGTTTTATTAAATGTACTTAATGTAAAATTCTTTTTAGCCATAACTTGTTTATAAATATGGTGTTCAATTCCACCTTTAGCAAATATCCAAAACACTTCATTACTTAACCGATCCATTGTTGTTAGCCTGTCACGTGATTGCCAATAACTGACCGCACTAAAATCTATATTATAATAAACAATATATTTTGCAGCACTTAAATTTATTCCTTCACGCCCACTAACTATTTGCAAAGCTATTGATTTGTCAGTAGTATTAAACTCATTCAGATCAGTTGTAATATTACCAATACTTTGAATTACGTTTAATTCCTCTTTAAACTTATAAAATATTGCAATCTTATTGTTTGCAAAATGATTACTAATAAATAAAGCTTTAGACTTATCTAATACCATACTGTTCCCACTTTCAAACTTTACTGTACCTGAATACATTTGATGCAATTTACTCATCATTTTAGCTCCAGTATCAGCAATAATAACTTCAGTTTTACCTTCAATTACATTATCCTTTTTAAGTTTAGCAACCAAATCATAAGTGCTTTCATTCATTTCAACAGTCAATATTCTTTCAATTACTTCAGATGTGAATCCTGCTTGCTTTTGAGTATAAGTAATAATATATGGCTGTATTGCTTTCTGAATTAAATCTTGTTTAGCATTAGTGTAATCTTTAACAACTGCATAACCTAAATACTTTTGGCCTATGTTTACAAAATATAAGGCCCAATTATAAAAGTTTTTATATTGCTTAAATGGTGAATTATTACTAATCCAAAATTGATGATATACCTGGCTATATGATTCAGGATTCATTGTGCCACTTAATGCAATAATTGGCAAATGTCCAAAAGTTTTCTTAAAGTAAACTGTTCCTTTTGATAGTTTTGGAAAAGCTCCATATTTATGATGTTCATCGCTTATTATTAAATCAAAATTACCTGTAACTTTATGTAAACTTTCAGCATTTATAACAGTCAAATTAAAGTTAAATCCAAAATCAATATAATCATTTTCAATAGATTTTATTGCTTTCTTTTTAGTTACAAATAAAACATTTTTTGCACCATATATGTGAGCTGTATTTAATGCAATTGCTGTTTTACCTACTCTTACTTCAAGTGCTAAATAAACAAAGCCTAAACGCTTTAAAATATTATTTGCATCTTTACTTATTGTCAACTGGTAATCTCTTAATACTTTCATATGTCAAATTTTATTGGATTTTCGTATGTTCCTGTTGGTAATGTAAATTCAATCCAATATACATTATTGGTTTTTCCTTCTATAACTTTATAATTATGGTAATCAGCATATATTTTAAGCCATTTGGTTAATGTGTTTTTTCTTAACCATTTAGAGAAATCTGAATAATCACGAACCAACAAATTATAAATTTCATCTTTTGGTAGTCTTGTATTTAATGGTAATGTTTCTAAACTTGCCCAATCAATAAACTCTTTTTTAGTTTCATTAATTAATTTTTTAAGTTCTAAATTTACAAAACTGTTTTTAACTAATCCATTCTTTAAATAAAACTGGCAGCATTGAATCATATAATTGTCAAACCTTGACCATTCTAATTCGCTCCAATCATCAAAAAACATATGATCCCATTCATCCAATGGAGTGTATTTACTATTAAAGTATCCACTTAATTCAACTTCAAATTTCCTACGCTCAAATGATCCACCAACTCCACCTATTGTGTAATTAGTTGTAATTAATATTTTTGGGCTTTTATTTATTGGAAGCTTAATTGCATCCTGGCCCTTATATTCTAAAGTTAATCCTTCAGTAATTAAACTAAATAATGATTCAAAACTAAAGTTCTTTTTTACATCATCAAACACCAATAATTGCGTATCAGTTCCAACTGTTTGATAAGGAAATGATTTAGTAAATTCAAATGTTTTACCATCAATAGAAGCAACTTTTTTCATTTTACCAAGTGCATTACAAAACAAACCTTTACCACTACCACCATTAGGATTATCACTTATAATTTCATCATTAAATATTACAGCTCTATTATTTGCACTTGTTTTATATGAATGTAATAAATAACCTATAACCGATTTTAGTGTATCATATCTTGTTACATCTTGACCAGATATAAGCCAAATAAACTTTCTGAATTCACTCTTATGGTGATCAGTTTCAACATAATCACGTGCTATAACTTGTTTTTTCCAAACGTAATCCTTAATATTCAAATAATCAATTTGTTCAATATTATCTTTTGTTATTCTTAATACTTTGTTTTGAAAATATATAAAACAACTGTCAATAGTATCTTCTTTTAAATTAATATTAGCACTTTCTAAACAACTTAAATATTCAGATGTAAAATTTTTAGTTGTGCTTACCATCATATCATATGGCGCAAATCCTATATCAGTTCTTTTAAGTAAATATGTTAAAACATAATCCTTTATTCTTTTTTCGTTTGTTTCCTCAATTAATCCTTGATGTTTTCTTATAAATGTATAAGTATTAGTATCAGTAGGAAAGTATTTAAAAAAATTGTTATCCTCTAACCAAAATTTATATTTATGTGGACTAACTATACATTTACCTTTTTCATCATATTCCCAAAAGTTATCATTTATATTATTTTGCTTAATTGTTAATATACAACTTTCAATTTCTACTGGTGTAAAATTAGGATAAAGCTTTACAATATCAGCATTTTTTGCACCCGAAATAACTTGTTTTTCAATCTTTTGTTTTGCTGTTCTATCATTAAATTGTTTAGTATTAAACTCAGATGTGTGCTTATATGCTGAATCTATTAATTGTTGCACTTCTTTGTCCTTATCTATACTAACCATTGATTTTAAAACGTGTTCGCATTCGCTTTTTGGTATTCCAAAAGTATTGAATGCTTTAGCTAAAATGTGTAAGTTATTATTAATATTACCTTTTACTAAGCCATATTTCTTTTCCCACCATTTTAGTAATTTTTCAATAATTATTCTTTCAGATTTAATTGGAATACTTACTTCATTAGTTTCAATTTCATTATATTCAGGTAATTCTATAAACTCCCAAACTAATGAATCATTATTTTGAAACAAATCAGGATCATAAGATTCAAAACAAAATCTATCAATATTTGAACCTGATACATCCCAATTCGGACTATTAAAGTGCTTTTGTAGTGCATTAAAATATTGTTTATGTTCGCCTTCAGTTGGAATCTTTACCAATACCTTTACACCTTTTCCGCTTGGACTTATCCAGGCAGCAAATATATAAGCATCTTCTTTTAAACTTTCTTTAAAATCAATTGCTTTTTGCTCATTTTCAAATTCATCAAAATCTAATACTATTAACCCCGATTTTTTATCTAATCCTTTTATTGATCGTTTTATAAAAGTTCCATTAAAACAAACACCACTTAATAATGCTTTTAATGGCTTTTGCTCATCTTTTGATGCTGTTGCTCTTATTTGTAAATTTAACTCTTTAGAAGTTCCATTTTTTATCCTATCCAATGCAACCTGCACTGGCTTATTAAAAGGATTTGATGTATCCTTAACTGTTTTGTATATTGAAACTATCATATTATATTAGACGAAAAAGCCCCAATTAGGTAGAAGCTAAAAGGGGCTTAATCTATATTTTAACTGCAAAAGATAAAATGCGATTCATATTAGTTGGCTTCTACTACAACTAACTTTACAATAATATTTAATTATATTACATTGTTACTATTTAATTTTAAACTTTAGTTATTTAGATTAATTACAAATAATAACCTTATTTAGAATGATTCTAAATAGTTTGGTACATTTTGTATAAACTTAAAACACTTTTATACCGCTTTTATACTTAAAATGTACCTGTGATTTTCAGCACTTTAACCCTATTTGGTATAAAAGGTACATTTTATTTTCCAAATTTTTTAAAAAGCATTTTACAAATATAATTATTGTACTATTGCTAAACTAAGGAAATATTTTATACCTTTTATACCTATTTATACCTAGCTAATCTTAAAACACTTTAAATTGGTATAATATTTACCATTAAACTCCCTTGATTCAGCATCAAAGCTAAATGTTCCAGTATCGCCCAATACTAATTTATCCAAATATGGCTGCGCTGATTTCATAGCCTGCATTAATACTTTTTTTGGATATTGTCCATCAGTTTCAATTAAAAAATCTTGATTACTGAATTTCTCACTTATTTGTTTTACTTCCCAAATTTGAAGGATCTTACCTTTGATTACCATTTTATTTATAATTGTTTTTCTAATTGTCTTTTTTTCTTTATATCTTTAAATTTACCATAAGCCTCAGAAAATGGTTGAGTTTGCCCTAATCCTTTACACCAATAATCATTTCTTAACATTACTTTACACATTCTTCTCCACGATGGCACCCAGCATTTAGATTCTAAATCTTCAGGAGCTTCATCAGGTATTACTAAATACCCCCTATCTTGCCATCCTTTTATAAATTTAATAAATCTTTCCCTGTAATGTATTTGTGTTTTTTTAGGCATTGTGGATAATAGTAAATTACAAAATGACTCCCAACTATGCCCTTCAGGTTTTGTTATTTTATTGTATCCAGTCATATTTCCATTTTCTTTAATATAAAGAGTTCCACTATTTACACCATTAACTCTTAATATTAATTTATACCAAGTTTCAGGTTCTAATATGTGATATAACCATAAACCCCTTCTTTGATCATCTCCATATGGTTGACATAATCTTTGTTGGCTTATTTTAACTCCTGCCATCATCATTTTGTCATAAACTTTATTATGTGGTAATTCATTATATTTTCCGTGAAATACCCAAATATCTTCAGTTCTCCAATCATAAATAGGGTAAATATTAAATAATTTATTAGATACTTTTGTTGACCATTTCCAATTGTTAAACATTAAGCCATCTTTTCTAGATGTTATTGCTCTATATCTATGCAAAGATTCATCCGATCTAATTCCTATAAATGCTGCAGTAGTTTTACCTTGTGAATACCATTCGCCAAATATAACCATAAATTCTTCAAACTCCATTTTTGGTTGGTAAAAATCATATTGAGTTAAATCTGATGCAAGTTTTGGCATTAGTCTAACCCAAACTGCTTCTTTTTCTTTATCCCAACAACACCATCTAGGTTCATAATTACTAACTGCATTTCTTAATAATAATTCAGCACAAACCCAATGTAATTCAATATAATCTTTATATATTTCAATCATATGTTCTATATGAGTTATTGTATCATTATACTGTGCTTCTAAATCTATTATAAGTAATCCAACTTTTCTATTTCTTTTTTTAGCTTCAGCTAATACTAAATGAGACATTACGCTACTATCTTTACCTCCTGAAAATGAAATATATATTTTTTCAAAATTATCAAAAACTAAAGAAACTCTTTCTTTGCTTGCTTCAAGCACTGATTTATCGTTATATACTTTTGTAGCCATATTAGTAAATATTAACTTGTCTGCCAATTGATAAAGCTTCCTCTATCGTTAATTCTGATCTATTGTATTTTTTCATCCAAAAGTTTAAAGCATCTAAAGCTATTAAATTTGCTTTATCCTGTTGCTCTGGGCTTAATAAATTAAATCCACCGCAAAACTTAGATGGTATTTTAGTAGAATAACACATTGCGGCCTGTCCTAACCAAGCAATTCTATTCATTGCTTTATTAGTTAAATAATGCTCACAAGAATTAATCCACTCGTTTATTACTCCATTTAAACCTTCTCTAAATCTTTCCTCATTAGATAAATAATTTGCATACTCCTGTTCGCATTGATCACCAGTCATTCCTTCTTTTTTATTACCATAGAAACCTGCTTTGTGGCATTCCCACTTTTCAAAAGTATGAAATATTCTTTCAGGATCACTTGTGTTTGTAGTTCTGTAATGCTCAACCTCTTCATCTGATAAATCATCAGTAAGAATTTCGTAATTAGCAATTGAATCAGAACTTTCCCAAGATTTACTAAAATCATCATCTTTAAAAATATCTTGAAGGCCTGTAATTTGGCAAAGTCTTAATATTTCTTCTTCATCCATTCCAAGTTCTCTAGCTATTCTTTCGTTTTTCCAATTTCTATTTTTAAGCTCTAAAATAATTTCACTCATTGCATCAACTTGATGCTTTCCTCTTGCTCTATTATGCCTTATTGTAGATGCAATACGATCATTTTTATTGCTTTGTTCTTTTCTAATAATAACAGTAGGGGTATATCCCAAAACTCGTTCTCTTACTATTTTAGATTCTTTACTTACTCTAGTTCTATGGAATCCATCAACTACTTCAATTTTACCATTATTTGGGAAAGTTACAACAGGTTGAGTATATCCATCATTCATAATTGATATTTCCAATAATTCCATTTCGGGTGGAGCTACTTTATTTGGATTGTAATCATTAGCAATTACATCTTCAGCTAAAACCCATTTAACATAATCAACTGGTTCATTTTTAAAAGGTGATTGATTGTGAATAGCTTCCCTTAATTCATTAATGTAATTAATTTTTTCTGATAAAGTTTTATCAGTTAGCAATTCTGCTATTTCGTTTTTGATTTTTTGTATTTCCATTATTCGTATATTGATTTTAAAAATTTTCTTGCTTCATTTATTCTTGTTTTAATAAATTCATATTTTGTTGAATCCCTACTAAATTGTTTAGCGTGCAATCTTTCAGCTGCAGGAATTTCTATAAAACTTTTTATAGCTTTATCAGTTTTTACATCGCCACCCAATCCTTGAGTTTCAATAAGCCTATCAAATGTTGATTGAGAATAAACCATATTGGCTATAATTTGCACCTCTTCCCACTCTTCAATTTCACCAGCATAGTTTATTTCCTTAAAGATATTTAAGTCAGGTGCATCTTCTAAAACATAAACCAATTGAAATGTTGGTCTATCGTACAATTCCATATAGCACTGGCCTTGCCAATCATATAATTTATTGTCACTCGTTTTAGATTCGTGAAAAGTGAATAAATCCCAACTGTTTTTAATGTCTATAATACTATCACCTGTATCAATATCACATTCACCTGTAATAAAATCATTGTAAACTCTAGTATCATTCTTTACATAATCCGTATCAAATAGGCTATTATAGGTTTTAATACCAGCATCTTCACAAGCAATACCTTTTTCAAGATACTTATTTGTAATTTCTTTGTACCTACCATAACGCTTCTGTAAATACGTTTTAATTGCAAGCTTCTCACCTGTTGCGCCAAGCCCTGTTTTACCACATAAGCCACCTGTTGCGCTGCTTCTAAATATTAAATTATCTATCATATTATCGTATAAATTTTACTCTTACTGCATCAACCATAGAACCAAATGCAGCTACTTTAGTTACATACAAAATTAATTCCTTACCTACCCATTGCTCAATGTATGGTGATCCTGCTACTTTGGTTATTACCTTCATATTCTCTTTATTTAATATCATTGGCTTTTTAGCTCCTTTAAAATGGGCCAATATACAGTTTTTTGTTTCAAGCTTTTTTCCATTAAATAATTCAATATTTACATTCTCTATTTTTTCAATAGTTACTTTTAATTCTTGATCAGGTTGAAAGTCATAACTTCCAATATATTTTTGATCCGTACATTTTTTCCAATGTGTTAAATTTTCCATTTCTTTATTTGTTTTTTAGTTTCTAATAATTGTTTTTTATAAATCTTTACTTTATCCTGCAATATAGCTAATTGCTTTAGTAATAGCCTTTCATTATGTTTTAAATATTCTAATTCCATTGTGTCGGTTGGCTAATAAGATTTAAATTTGCAGTGATTGAAAATAATAGCCATTGCGCTTGTTTTGTTTTTAAAATGTTGCGTTCATTTATTGCAATGTTGCGCAATCTATTTATTCTATCGTATCGGTTTCGTAGTGTGTCTATTCTGCTCATTTGTTTTCGGTTTTTAACTTGTGTACTAATTCCTTTTGTAATCTCCATTTGTTAGCTGCTTTGCCTAACTCAATAAATTCTTGGTCATCGCATTCTCCAGTGTGGGTTATTTCTAAACAGTTTTTATAATACTGCCATAGTATGTCTAACTTGTTTTCTTCTTCTTGTAAACTCATTCTTTATACCCTCCATCGTTATTGTAAAACTCGGTTAATATTGCAGGTGCTGTTTGTCCTAATGCTAACCTAATAGCCATTTGATAAGTACCTTTGCATAATGTTGGTGATTCACTTATTATTTGCTTTAATACTGTTTGAAATTGTACTCCCATTTTATCAGCAATATACCCTATTGATTCTTGGCTTTTCAGTAGTAATAATACTACTTCTTTTGTTAATCGTTCTTTTTGCATAGTGATGCTTTTTCGCTGATTAGTGTAAATACTTCATTGAACTTTAAATCAAATTCTTCTTCATTTGATTCTCTTGGTGCTAAACTTAAAGCACTACTGGTATTACTTATACTTATGTTTTCTCCATTTGGATAAGTACAAACTAACACTGCTTCTGTTTCGCTTACTATTTTAAAGTAGTGACAACTGTTTTTACGATACGCAGGTAATTCTAATTCGTGCGTTTCTTCTACTGTTTTTGTGATTGTAATTTTCATTGTTTAATTTGATTAGTCGTGTGTGATTAATAATACTACATAAGCCATTAGGAACATAGCTACTACTATTAATGCTCCTATGATAATTTCTGCGATTTCGTTGTGATTTTTCATTTTGTTTCAGTTGTGTTAAATGGCATTTCCATTGAGTGATAGGCTTTTCTTGTTTCTTGAATTACGTGGTTAAAATATTCTTCTGCATCGTAATAAGTTAGTCTTGTCT